CCCAAAAAAGCAGGGGTAAGTGCACAAGCACTCACAGCAGTTAAATCAGATGTCAAGTTTCAACCAAAAGCCTTTCTTGCTAGAATAAAGTCGGGTGATAAATACAGTGATGAGGAATTATTTAGCTATTGGGAAAATCTGGGAACTGAAAAAAATAAACTTTCGTTTTTGTGTTCTGTAGAACACAAAAAAGAAAATCTTCAGAAACTTCTTCAGATTGAACCTGACGAAGAAATGAAAGAAATTCTTTCAGATCTAATTTCTGGAAACGCAGTTTCTTTTTATGATGGAATTGAATGGAAAAATAAAAATAGACGATATCATCGAGACAATGATCAACCTGCAGTGATTTATAGTAGTGGAACAAAAGAATGGTATCGAAATGGTCAACGTCACAGAGACAATGATAAGCCTGCAGTGATTTATAGTAGTGGATCAAAAGAATGGTATCAGAACAATCAACTTCACAGAGACAATGATCAGCCTGCAGTGATTTATGATGATGGAACAAAACATTGGTATCGAAATGGTAAAGAATATATTCCTAAATCTTAACGATTTTGCCTTGTCTAAATGCTTTTACAAGTTTTCTAGTTTCGTTTTGATCAAGTACCATTTGTGGGCCGTCATTTACAACAATTGACGCTTGAATGATTTGTTCGTCTTTTTGACCAGGTTGACCATAATAAAACGTACTAATTTTCCCAACAAAACCCGGGGCGAGACTTACGTTTATTGTTGATGAGTAATTCGAAGGATTTTTATCTACATCAATTTTTGATAAATTTGTAATTTCTAATCCATCAACGTCCATAATATTTATCACGTCTTTTAACAGTTCTTTATTATCATTTACGTATACAAATGGAACACCGTTTTTTTCATCTGAAGGATAGTAATCAATTTGTGCATTAAGAATTGGTGCATTTGATTCAAACTTGATCTTGTCACCAGACTTCAATCGATTATCTTCTTTAATAACTTCAACAACTTTTGCTGAATTCATTAATACTTCCATATCTTGAAGATTGCTTTTTCTTGGTTCTTCACCATACCAATAATCTTCAATTAAATCAGAATGTCCACGCCTCGAATAAAGAATTCTATCTATGAGTCTAGAATTTGTTGTGTGAGTTATTCCTATGGGTTCAATTACATACAATTTTCCCTTAGACAAAAACCTTGAATGAGGAACAAGTGATGCGTATACACACGTTAATCTTGAAGGTAAATCTGGGAAGTTCTTTTTTCTATAGCTCTCTAATTCAATCTCAATATCACTTTTTGATGATCTAAATTTTGACGTACCTTCAATATCACCCGGCGAAATAACGTCACCAACCTTATAATTATTTTGTGATCTGTGATAAAGTGTCACATTGGGTTGAATTTTATATTCTTGTAAAAGTGAATTTATATGTGAACGAAGTTCACTTAACGTTAAACGCATGATGATAATTATTCATCTTCAGAATGTTGTTTTAATTTGTATGTAGATTCTTGCATTATTGGACATATGAATAAACGTGGGACATCTCTTAGGCATGAACAACCGTAACAAAGCAGACAAACTTTACCACACTTATAACATACAATACAACTATGACAAGCCATGATATCTCCAAAGAAAACCGCCCGCGGATTTTCTAGTTCCACAACAACATCCGCTGATATTAGTTTTATGAATGTTACACATGACAGATGCGTCTTTCATTGATTTATGAATCGCAACAATTTCACCTGACAAAGTTAATTGCACAACAAATTTGCTGGTTGTGTTTGAAATTTTAAGTCGTGTTTCTTGCGAGCAGTTTTCGCCCGAATTTGCTAAACCAATTTTTCGTTTATGTTCAGATGAAAATTGTTTTCCTTTGTGTGCTTCTGACATTTTTTTCAGAGTTTCGGGAGATAAATTTTCTTTCTTATGAGCATCACCCATTCTTTTCAATGAATCATAAGAAAGACCGACAATTCCTTCACCTCCCTTGGTCATATTATATCCAAAACCATGTGACACATGAGTTTTGTATTCAGAAATATACTTTATTTCTTGTATTGCTGCGATTTTACGTGAATCACAAGTTACAAGTTCTGAAATAATAAAATTGTCAATTCCATGTTTTGAAATGGCTTTATGCAAAGCACAGTTTGACCCGTTTCTTGAGGATGAAATATGACCCTTTAATCTTTTTTCAATTGGTAATTTTGTAAAACCCACATATTTCTTGTTAAACAAGATTCGTTACGAGATAAACGGTTACAGTCATTATACCTTATGTTTACGCAAGCAATTTCTAATTTATTTACGTAAGTATATGATATTATTACTAAAAATCCAAACGTAGGCGTAGGGTAAGGTCCCTCTCATCGTTCTTTTCGATAGGGCGTGAAACTTTGGCCACGGCTAAGAGATTATCATTGGCGTCATATAGACCGACGCTTGTAATGAATGTAAAGCTCTTTTGACTTTCTTCTTGACCCACATCAATGACCTGAATTCTGTTTGCTGAATCAAGAAATGTTGGATTCGAAGAATAATTAAATTCGTCTGCGGAAGCCCTACAGAATATTAACGTGCTATTTATGTTCGTTATGTTTTGAAATGTTATAGCTGTTGCAGAGCCAGAACCCATTCGACATGCTGCAATGTGATCAACGATATTATCAATTGATGCACTAACAACAAAATCTGGGATGAACTTTGATTTGAACGCCGTTTCTGTTCCTTCGGCACCGAGAACAAGTCTTCCAAGTGGGTGCATTGCATCAATTGTTCCTGACACATACTGACTTCCACTTGTTACTTTCGCCAAATCAAGAACAGCGATTCCCCTGTCATAAAACATAAGACCAACTGTTCTCGTTGTATCACTTGAATCAATGATGTTTCCTACTTGCCCGCCGAACGTTGTTAATTTATTTGTTGCAGCACCGATATCAGTATAAATTGCAGATCCAGAAATTGAAGTTATGAAAAGATTTTGAGGTTGAGCCTCTGTTTCAGAAGGAGTATCGCCAGTATTGTTATAATTTATAGACGCAGTCTGATAAAATTTCATTGCGAATGTCTCGCGTTTTATCTGATCTCTGGCGAACAATCTTTTGAATGCAATAAATAAAGCAACGTCAATAACATCACCTGCTGCAGAAGAATCAAACGCTGCTTTAAATGATGTTGTTGAATCACCTAATAATGTTGAAGCAAACTGACGATATATGTCAAGTTTTTCACGCATCATCAATGAAGAAGATTGAAATAGTTCTTTACCCGCGGCGTCTGTCCCGGTTTTTGAATTTGTTACAGTTGTTCCATTAGGATAAATACCTACTGTCATATCAAATATGGGATTGGCTGTTTGAAGGGTAAAATCTTGATCATAAATTGTATGAAACAATGAACTTGTTACTCCAGGACCTACACCACCTGTTACGAACGTCTGATATTTCCTACGAGATACAGATGCACTGATGTCTTCTTGCAACACATCACACAACTGGTTTAAAAAACTCCGTGCGCTTTTTACATCGGAAGGTAAAATTTCTTTATAAAGTGCCATTTCAATTTACTTCTTTCTTAATCAAGAATTTCCAAACATGTTTTCGTCTTGTTGGTCTATTACAATAAATACTTCGTTGTATAGTCAAAACAGGAGTTCCTGTAAACTCATAAGCTGCTTTTAACGATGAGAATGAGTTCAATAAATTCCCGTCTAAATCATATTGTTCTACAGGTTTTGAATTACCTAGTGATATAAGAAGTTTTGCCTTGTCTTTGTGTCTACGTCCAGTGCTTCCAATACTTAATTTTTTTCGTGTTTCAGCACTAACAATACGATTAGAACTTGCAATACCAATTTTTTTACGTGTTTCTAAAGAATGTGTATACCCAGAATTACGTTGACCGTTTGAAATATTATCTTTTTGTTCTTGAGAACGTTTTTTTCCACGATTCGATGCAGCCCTACGAAGAACATCTTTAATTGATTTTTTCTTACCTTTGTGTGCTGCTGAAATTTTTGCTTTTGTATTATCAGATAATATTCTTCCCGTTGCTTTAGAACGCATTTTTTCTTTTGTCTCTTCACTAGGTATGTACCCAAGTAATCCTTCGCCACCCATAGTTAAATTATATCCACCCATAGAAATATGGGTCTCAAATTCTTTTATCCAAAATTGTTCACGAACAGATGAATCTGATTCATCACATTCTTCAATCATTATTGGTTTAAAATTTTCAATACCATGTTTTCTCATTGCACGACAGATTAACATATTCGAACCACCATAACGTACATTATTAATATGACATTGCCAACGTACACTTAATTCTCTTTTCGTTTTTCCAACATACAATTTTGTGTTGAAATTATTAACTATGACATAAATTATAGACATTTTTTCACATCTGAAAGTAAAATTTCTTTATAAAGTGCCATTATGATTATTTCCTAATTGGTAATTATCTACCATGTCATATTGTTTTAAACAAATTTCCACATAAAACCATATGCAGTTTCTCTTTTATTGTGACAACACAATCTAATACTTGTCGTGTTTTTATTTATTGATCTTGCGGCTGAGGAAATTGAATCATGAATTATTGACATTTTTGAATCAGATTGAATAACTTTTCTTACTTTTGAATATTTTCGTGAACTGTTTTTAATTTCAATGCTTTTATCGTATTCCCATCGAAATCCATTAAATGTCTTTGTTTTCTTTCTGCAACAACGAGAAATAAGTGATGATGCGTTTGGTTTGTTTAATGAACTTGCTGCAGATGAAACACTATCATGAATTTCAATCAAATCACCAGCGAGTGTTAACTGCTTGACGCGAACACGTTTAACTTTTGAAGACGATTTCATTGAATTACTTTTACGTTGACATACACTTTGATCTTGAACTTTTCCAATATGTGTCAAACGATTATTTTCATTTGATGCTTGGGAATGTTTTAATCCACTAACACCGTCTCCACCATCTGTGAAATTTGCTCCACCGAAGCAATTTCTAGTTTTCAATTCACTTATCAAATGTGATTCAATTAATAAACACAATTGTTCATCATTTGAACTAAACACAATTCTTCTATTGAACCCATGTTTCTTAACAACGTTTGAATGATAACGATTTCGTGCTATTCGTTTTACTCGAGCATTATTACCCTTTCCAACGTAAAATGGTTTATTCGTATCGAGTCTAAAGTCGACATAAACAAACCATTTTGAAAAAGGTGACAAATTATTTAAGTCTTAAGCTAATCCCCATTGACGGATTAATCATATCATTGTCATTTTCAGATAACATATCATTCATATAACCTTCTACATGAGGCAACAATTTACTTATTAATTTTCGCAATTGTCTTAAAGAGTCATCTGGTCCAATTTCATCAATAAGATCTGACGCATCTAACGTACCTTCAATTACAAACTTAAAATCTTTATGATCTTTTGTAAGATCAATTTCTTCTTTAATAAGTTTTCGTAACATTGTTGATGTGAGTTTCATTTACTAATTCTTTCTTATAAGTTCTTGTTAATAACCACACCAATCGTTTTTGTTGCACCAGATTGAAGTCCGGTGATTTTCATATATACTTTAATAAGTGCTTTATTCGCCGTTGTTCCATAAACAGTAAACAAGGCATCTGTTAAGCTTTTTACACTTAAAGTAAATTGAACAGAACTTCCACCATAACTATTTTCAGCTGGCGATCTTGTCAAGATATATGTTGCTCGTTGTTGACCATCAATGTTTTCTGGTGTTTGGCGCAGAATCTGCATGAACAAGTTTGGAACCTCGACAATAAATGTTTGATCTCGAAGTTCAACGTCAATCGTTGTTTCATTTTGAATTGTTTGTTCAAGCGTTACAGTTGCTGTTTTCTGTTGATTTCTTCCAATTGTGACAAGATTTGAACTGCTGTCAACACTAGAATCACCTGACAATGTTAATGTTGGCAGTCTTAAAAGATTGGGATTTGAAATACTTACGAGCTTATATTTTTGTGAATGACTCTGATTAGTTAAAGCTTCGAATACTGGTGTATTCTTTTCAATTTTTTCTTTCCCGACAGTTCGACCGTATTTTGCGATGATATTGTAATTTACTTCATCATCGCCCAACGCGAATTTGTGAATAGAAAATGACCCATCATTTCGTGCTAAAAATTGTCGTCCTACGTCTGTAAGCACAGCATCTAAAATAATATTGTTTGACGTGTTGTCAAGGAATCCCATGTTATCTTTTTCCTTCTAATTCATTATTTATTTTTGTGTAATGCCATATAAATCCATTGTGACTTTTTCTAAATGCATACACTAACATTTTAAATATACTCACCAATCATCTTAATTTTCTGTTTTTATTCGTTTCTTTGGGTGATGTTCCCTTTGTTGTTGAAACAGATCTCGTGTTTTTACTAATCTGATCTTCAATTGAAATATTAATTAATTGACTTTTTTGATTATCAAGATTTATGAATTGAAGCTTATAACTCCCACCAGTTTGATTTGTTTTAAACGCAGATGACATTCTTCCTTGATTATCTGTGTAGTGATAAAATTCAGGATTGAAATACAATTTCATTTTCTTTGAATGTTGACCTGACATTTTGATTGTATCAATAAACAGATCGTTTTCAAGATAAAGATTTGGATATGCTTTTGGCGCACCACTATGACTAACAAGCTTCTTGATTAATCGATTTTTGAATTGGTCGAACCATATCTCAAATTGTGCAGAATAATTTGATGTCAAACCGTGGGCATCAATTGATACAATTGAATATATGTACGTTGAACTCCCAGGATTTGATGATGCCGCATACGGATTTATGTTAAGTTGTTCACCTACCAAAAAATCATCATCATATAAAAATGTGCAAGGTGTTCGCAAATATTCAACTACGCTTGAATCTGGAAATTCATTATCTGAAAACCTAGATACAGAATCGTCAAAATCATATGTCTTAATGAGTTCAAATGGTTCATCGATGCTTTTTCTTCTAAATACTTGAAATTTTTTAATGTCTCGCTGTGAATTTGGTGGGAATGACCAATGTATTAATAAACTTCCCGCATAACCCGTATTGGGAATGGGTTGACCAGTTGCCTGATCGATCTGTGCTGTCAATGGATTAATTCTATCATAGTCCCATGTAAAATTTACGTCACATGGCGGGGGTGGTGCAATCATTTCAACCGTTTGAACATATACCTTATTTGAAGGTTTTGAACTTACCAAAACCTTCAAAGTGGCTACTGCGCCCGTATTATGATCTATCGCAGGTATATTAAACACTGCAACTGCCTTTATAGCATATACGTATGTTGTATCATATTTAATGTTTAGATCAACTGAAACACATACCTTTGGATTTTCAATGATTATGGGTTTATGCGTTTTAAGCGTTCCATTTTTCATTATTTCAAATTTATCAATAATGTATCCAACGATTTCAGAACCCTTTTGATCTGCTTGAGTTGAAAACTTGCTTGTTTTTACATCAACATATGGGACAGATGTTTTGTAATCATCGTCTGATATATGTGATGATGGAATTCTTAATTTACTTGCTTCATTATTTATTTGTATCACATCAGAAGAAAATGTTGACGATGGATCATTTGCTGTTCTGTTGGTTATTGCACGAAGAAATCTTGCGTTGATTTGTGTATTAGTTGTTACAGATTTTAGACGGCGATAATATTCATCATATATTCTGTTACCGTTATTTTTATGAAAACGTATGCCAGAATCTCCAGAGTTATTTGTCATTGCACGAGAGAGAAAACTTGGTTTTATAGATTTTGACGTTAATGATGATAATTTTTGCGATGCTTTATATTTGCTCGTGTCAACGTTATTTGCATCATTTAACGTGTGTACAAGATAAGAACCCGACACCATTGAGTGTATTTTGTCATCAATTTGACCGTCATTATAGTTTACTGAGATAAAATTCTCAGAAGAAAAATTTTCTTCATTTACGATTTTATCAATATTGTCAGATATTAATGAACCATATTGAACACCTGAAGTTGAATTATTTTCCCGTTGTGAAACATCAGTTACAATATTTCCAACGTTTGAAATTATCGACGTCTTAAATTTGAAAAAAATTGCACGTGGAACACGTGTAACAGATTGCTGAATAAAAACAGAATCTATTTGATCTGTTGGTCTTTCTAAAAATTTTGAAGGAACTCCTGACGCTTCAGAAACAGTTTCATCTGGAACGAAAAAATTATACTTAAACTCAGCAACAAATTTTGTTACTTCCGGCACATCTAAAGAATAGATTTCTTTTGTCGGTAATGAAACTGTCATAAGACACCCGTTGATTCATCGTATGTTTCGAATGTAATAAAATATTTTTCAAATGATAAATCACCTTGATTTTTATCTCGAGAGCGCAATTTAAAAGTTGAAATATTTTCTTGTTTTTTAACAGTTTCTGTTACGACTTTATCTTCAATAATATCGCCCGATTTAAGAAGTTGTTCTAACACTCGTTTACCATCATCAGTTCTAACAGTTTCTTCATAATTTATTTCAAAATCATCTGGATCTATTATGATATTAAAAACTCTGTCAAATTGCTTTGGCATCAAAACTTTTGTTGAAACTATCAATGGATTCGTCATTGGTGTTATCATTTTTGACATATTACCAGCAATTCTAAATCCTTCTAGAACGTGAGGAACATTTTTACTCGTAATGGCATCAGCGTTTAATGACGTTACTGATTTATTCGATGTATTTTTTTTCGTTTCATTTCGCGTATTAGAACCCCCACCGACACCTGTCGTATTTGATAGTTTAGGCTGTTCAACCTTAGAAGAAGTTGAAGTCATAAATCCTGATTTTCTAATTGAAGTTGTTGCAAATAACAAACCGCCGATCGTCTCAGTTTCTTTTTGCTGTGTTAATTTAGTCGTGTTGTTAAACAAACTTAATACATTATCAACGTGATGTTCTATTACTAATTTAATAAACCCGTCATCAACAGGTTTTGGCATGTCGATTAAATCAAAATGATGCTCAGCAACAGATGTGCCTGTTAAAAGTTTAATATACATTTCACTCATATGACTTGTAATATGATTTTTAATCAAACATGAACGTTCATTGTTGGTTAAAAATGAATAATCTGAACTTTCAAATGACAATTTTTTCCCACTTAAAACAGTTTTAAGATCAACTGGCCAATATGTCGGGTCAGTTGAATTAACACCTTGTGCAAAATCTCTAGTCGGAATTGAATTGACAACATCATTTAATGATGGATTTTCTGGTAATTGTAAATAATGTCTATCGTTTCTGACTGGAAATCTTGACATTTCAAATAAAAACTTCTGAGGCTTGAAAATAACATCTGAGTTTATTAAATCTACTTTATACACAACAATGTTGATGACATCGTTTTGTTTTTTAAGCACACCAGAAGTTAAACTATTGATGATAGCCTGATTTTTTAACTTTTTCGTAAACCCAAGTGGAACACCAATCGTAATTATCTTTTTATTGTTTCCTTTAGCAGTTGCGAATTCTTTCGAACCAAAAAATCCGTATAATACCTTTCTTGTTTTTGGTGAAATGATAGAATCATCAAGAACTTTGAATTCATCATCACTGTCAAAATCATTGTCATTATCTATATCACCATTGTCAGGTGCCGAACCTTGACGTAACATAACGTCGCTTATATCAATAACGGTATTTGACAATAATGATATTTGTTGTTCGTTAAACAACAGTTGTAATACATTGTTATCACTAACAATCTGTGATAAAGTTTTCAATTTATTTAACGTAGCTTGTTCATTAAGATAACTTGATGTATCTTTCATTGACGTTGAAAATTTTGAAATTGAATTGGTTATCGTGTATAACAGTCCTTGAATTAGTGCAAGTTCCTTTTCTATTCGTGATGTTAAGTCACTTACAATTGTGTGTTTGTTTATTTGTGTTTGTTGTATGTTGTATACGAGCGTACCGGGAGTTGTTTGTGAAACATTTGTCAAAGACGATACGATTGACTTATTCGTACATAATGAAATAATTTTCAAAATCAAATCGAAAACAGACATCATTATTACTGAATCTGTATACCCGTTAAATCTAGTCTTGTTATTAACGATTGCACGATTGCCAGCATTAAACGAAGATTGAACTTGTTGCATAATCGTTTCAACAAGTTTTGTTATTGATGAACTTGCTTTTATCGATGAACGAATTGCATCTTTTGATATTACCAAATCTGAACGTGAATTTATAGATGAATAAGTTGGAACTTGAGACTCCAACGAATAAAGAATTTCATTAACCAATGAATCTGATAGTTCCGAATTTTCTTCTTGTTTTCCAAGTAACGTACCGTCAGAAACTGTTTTAAACAAAGTACGATTTAATTTTGCCAAAGTGTACAAAAATAATGCTGATTTAACACGATTATGCGTAGCACCAAAAGCATATACTGTCGTAAGTAAATCAGAATCAATATTTGAATTAGTCGCTCCCGTCGTTAAATCAACTATTTGTCTGATGATGTCATTAAGAAAATCTATTGGGCTTGATAAAATCGTTGAATATTCTGTTTTAGATGTGTCAAATGGATCATATGTTTTAGAACCCATTAAATTAAGACCATTCATTATAACATTGAACGATTGATAGGTTTTATCAAACTTATTTGATAGTTCATCAATTCTCGTAGTATTAAATCTTGCATCTTTTAATTTATATATGTCATCAATATAGAATGACGAACCGGGTGTCATAACATTTGATGTCGTCTGAACATACCCAGGTTCAAACGTTAAGACAGCAACATTTGTTGCTGGTTGTTGTTGTGCTAAATTTATTAGTGAATTCGTTTGTTGCGCAGGAAACTCAAGAACATTGTTACCGGCAAGACCTATTATTGCATCAAAAACATCTTCATTTGTTGTTGAAACGTCATATTTGAAATTTTCTGATAATGACTGTTTAACGTCAGCAGATGATAATCCATATGAATAACTAAATTCTTTTGAAATCAAATTCACAAGAGCTACTACATTAATTTCAGGTGTAGGTAAGTTAACGGCACTATACATTGTTCTGAATACTTGATTTAACGAACTTACAGTATTTTTTATTTGTTGTGGCGGTGTAGCAACGAGTTCGCGAATTATAGGAACGTTGTTTAGTGTTTGCTTAAGTTCAAAAAAACCTTCTTCGTCTTTGAGAATTGTTTTATTTTCATCGTCATTTTTTCTTCTTGTTGATGATGCATTAATCAATTCTCGCGAATGGTGAGTTAATATTGATTTTAACTCACAAAGAAGTTGAATCCAAATCTTTGAAGACAAAAATTTGTGTTTAACATTGGCAGTATCATAACCCAATCTGGTGAAAATGTCAGTTATTGAATAAGTTGTCGGGAAATGTTTTTTAAGAATCAGATCATTTGTTACAAGCGTAGAACTCATTGTTCTAATTTTCATATAGTTTGACTGAAACGTTGAAGCAGCTTCATATGGATTAACAATGTAAATTTCATTTCTTAAATCAAGTTGCGTTTTTAAATTTTCGATTTTTTTCATTGTGTCAAATAGAAAATTTGACATACTTTGCAATTCTTCAATGTTCTTTTCAAACTGATTTCGTCTAATAATAAAATTTTGATGAACATTAACATATTTTGTCTGTAATCCGTTTAACAACGCGATATTGTTTTCATGACGTAACAACCCAGACTGTAATTGGGTGTCAACATATAATCCCGCATCAGTCATTCTTATATCGATACCATTGTTCATCATCATTCCAACAAAAGAATGTTCAGAATTATGAACATCATTAAATAAAGGTGAAAAATTTGTAAGCATAATAATTTCTGGTCTGTCACCAGAAATTCCAGTTAATTGTTCATAAGGTGAAAATGTTCTAGACGTTGTTCTAAAAGTCGAAGAATTTGCCTTTCTAAAAAGACTTGAGTCAACTTGAAAAGAACGATTTACACTACCTTTTGAGTTCTGAAAAGGCGGTAAAATAAACTTTGGATCAGTTAACAGTGACGTTGCTAAAGATGTAACACTCATTTCTTTTGTCATCTTTAACACTCCGTTTGTTAACGAATTTGTTACGACTGGAACGTTGACAAGGTGTACGGGTGTATTTAGTTGTTGCTTAACACTTGTTGAAATGTCGCTAGAAACTGATTGTGCTTGTATGTTTCCAATAGTTGCTGTCAACCCGTTAGAAATTTTAAGTGTTTTTATCATTTATGTACTCAATTGAACTGTAATTTGATTCGTACTTACTGGGACACCGATGTTATAATCGTTATATACAGGTGTGATTAAGTATTTAAATGTTCCATTATCACGCTTGTTTAATTTAATGTATTTTAAACAATTACCATTCAAAAACTCAGAGTGCGCAACGTCAATTAACGTTCGAACGCCATTAGAATCCTTTGTAATTAAAAAATGATCAATGTTGTCAATATTTCCTTGTAATTTCCACATTAATACATGAACGTATTTACCCAAATTAGTTACTGATGCCTCTTTTATTAACGATTGTTCGCTATCAAACGACACTTCAAATACTTCACTTGAACCCAATGTTCCATGAGACATTTCATCTTTCGAATAATTTGTTTTAAGTCCTTGAGCAGAAGTTAAAATTCCTAAATTTAATGCAAGAGGATGAAAAAATTTCGATGGTTTAAAATTATACGATTTTTTAGTAGAAGGATCAACTTTGTTTTTTACAAAAGTTTCAAACATTGTTTCAGGTGATCTTAAAAGAACTGTTATTTCATATCTATATCTATTTCCAACTTTAAGAGGCTCTACAAATTGATTTGTTCTAAGTTCATTATCGGAAAATTTTGTAACTGTTAGCACACCAAAATTTTCCCTAACGCCAGTCGTAAGATTGACTCTTTGAACATTATGTGCTATTAAACTTTTTAGAAATTCACGCTCAAGAGAAACATCTTTTGAAAAAAGATCATACATACCTTGTTGGTTTAACATCAATTTTATGCTATCAATATTTGAATCAATTATTGTAGTATCAATGTCAAATTCAACGTTTGGAAATTCAGAATTGTCAATCTTTAAATTTTTAATTTTCGTATCAACTTTATTAGGTGTTTGTTTAATGTACTCAGTTGTCGAGCAATTCACAATGTCACTTACACCGGAAACATAAATTAACTTGACTGAATGATTGTATACGTTATTATGAAAAACATTATTATCAACGATAACGACAGTATCGCTCAACCTAAGATTGTCATTTATGAACGTTATACCTCCAACATTGCGAAATTGTTTTTCATAAGTTGATGCATTTAACGCCAATAATTCAATAGCAACAACGCTATTTGGAATATTTTTAAATTCAAATTGTATACCTTCATCAATTAATTTTGTTGAACATGTAATCTGTTTAGTTTGTTTAAATCTCAATGGATTTACAATGACATTTGTAAATGTCGAACCTTGAATTCCAGTAGGCCCGAGCGGTACAACTCTATAAATCGCCGTTGAATCAGTTGGTAATACTATTTGAACTAATAATGTTTGTTGATCAGATCTTACATCAAATACGCCAAATAAAACATAATCATCAATTTCAACTGAAGATCTGTAAATATTTTTTTTGAAAACTTGAACAGATCGAGCACTTTTGTCAACTTGTTTAATCGATAACGTTACCCTATTTCTAGAACTTGATTTAATTACATTTACAATTGGTGCAACAGTTGGTGTGTTAAACATTTGTAAATGTTGTGAAACATCAAGCTGTTTAACGACAGTGTCAATTGCAAACCCAGATTTACTGTCTATTAATTCAAATTTAACATGAAACTGTGTATTATATTTTCCTTCAAGCGTAAATGCATTCTTGGGTATAGTTACATTAACAGGTATTTCGACATCAAACGTCGAATCTTTTGATATTATCTGTACATACGTTTCATCTTGAACATCGGACGTTGTTTTAGGATGTGTTTGCACATCTAAATTTTTTATCGTATGTAAACTAACTAAATTATCAGTTGCTTTTGATTCTAATTTCAATGATTTTGTAGGACGGAACGTACCATTGAATGAATCAACGGATGTAATGTTTTTTGGTGTTAAATCAATAATTTTAGAAGGATCAATTCCTTGTCTTAATATAAGATCTTTCATTGATTGTGATGGATTAATAGATGACGTAAATGCAGATATGTTCGTCATAAACTGCATTATCGGTTTTGATTCATTTGTTGATTTAACTACAGAAGATGGAACTGATTTCAATACAGTTTTTGATAATTGCGGAACATTAGAGATGTTTATAGAAGGTGATCTTAATTGTGATACAATTTCATTACTAATTTTCGTTGTTATGTCACTGCTTTTTGTAACTGAATTAAATTCTTCTCGAAGTTTAACTGTTAATTTTGCACTCGGAACATTAGAAAGTATGTTCTTCACGAGATTCTTTGAATCTATTACGCCGTCAACAACATTAATTAAAGACGTTTGTTTAACTGTTCTAGAAAAAACTGAAACGTTTACCTTTGTAGCGTTATTTTTAATCGCTTCATGTGATGAAATTTTGTATGTAAATTGAAATTTTACAGAATCATCGTCATTTACATTTATCAAATTTGCATAATCATCATCAACGATTAATAAATTCTGATTGTTATCATACGTAAAATACATTTTGTTTATCCGAATACTAAAGTAAATAGGTGAACAAACGTTTGTGAATCATTATCATCTAAGACAATCTTGCCAATAAAAAATGCATGTTTTAAACTTCCATTAAATGTGTATTGTCCATAATCAATGACATCTAATTTTTTCATAGTATCAAATCCTACTTCAAAGAATTGTCCAACAATTCTGTTTTTTAATGAAGTTGGGTCAAATGTAATAACACGTGAACAACCAGAATATTCGTAATGTTTTAATTCAAATTCCAATTGTGAAGGAGGCAAACCATTAATCTGAGTTCGGCCCCAAGGCTTGTAATTGCCAAGCTGATATTGTTTTGTTTCTCTGTAATCTTTTTTATTGACTGAACTTGGAATGTTTTTATTGACTGGCGGAAGATATGCAAAATTTTTAGCATTGCACAACCTTACATCTTGAAATAAACTTTCTAAATGTGAAATTGATGCAACTCTTTGCGTTTCATCGCTAATTGGAATTAAATCATTGATAACAAACGTTACATCATTGTTCCCAACACTAAACCCATCATCTTCAAATAATTTATCACTTGTACCTATGAGTTGTAATTTTGAAAAATTATCAATAGAAGAGTTTAACAATGATTCAGCTGTCGATGCAAATTCAGTCCCAGTTAATATTGTAACATTTTGCATTGATCCAGTTAAAATTGAAGCCGTTAGGGCATTAAATGAATATGAAATCATTTGTCCATTTTTAACAATTACATTTTCATTATTGAATGGTTTAATGTTCCCAGAATCATCTGCTTCAAACGTTATCTGATCTTGAGGTAAACTACATTGTTCAAAATGTAATCTCACTGTAGCATCTGCAGAACCAGATGCTAAATCCTTGGCATAATACGTTCCAACATCAGAATAAGATATGTACTGAACTTTTAAATCGCCTCGTGCAATTTGTCGTTTACCTTCGTTTGTTAAAATTGTATCAAGAACGCGTGATTTGCTGTCTAAAATTCCACTCATAGATAAAAATATACAACATGGCAATAAGATTTCCTTATTGCCATGCATTGATTTGAAAAGATTCGATTAAAGAATTCTAGATGCCAAACTTGCTAACGATGAGCGTTCACCTTTCAAGAGTGAAACATGTCCAGCGATGTCATAATCCTTAAATTTTTCAACTGCATACGTTAAACCATTTGTATACGTATCAACATGAACATTATCAATTTGTTCAATATCTCCCGTAAGAACTATTTTTGTTCCTTCACCAACTCTTGTTACAATCGTCTTTAATTCATGCATTGAAAGATTTTGTGCTTCATCAATAATAATGAATGAATTTGGAATTGATCGACCTCGAATAAATGTTATTGCTTCGATTTCTATCAAACCTCGTTCTTGCATTAACGATAGATATGTGCCATCATCATAACGCTTGCCACCTTCCATTTTTCTTGAAGACTTTTGTGGGCGTTTGTTATTGACCAAAAATGCAACGTTATCTCTTATTGGTGCAATCCATGGTTCCATTTTTTCTGCAAGAGTCCCAGGCAAAAATCCAATATCTTTTCCTAACGGTTGTACTGGGCGTGTGACTATTAGTTTTTCATAGTGTGCATATTCATTAGAACCAATTGTTTTTAACTGTTCAAGGGCAGCAGCTATGGCCAAACATGTTTTACCAGTTCCCGCAGGTCCTACTAATGTTAGTAGTTTAACGTTTTTATCGAATAGCAAATCAAGAGAAAATGCCTGTTCTTTGTTTCTTGGTTTTAAACCAAACGCTTGTTCAATTTTTGTAATCGGTAATAATCTTTTTTCACTCTCAACATATTTTGAAATTGCAGATTTAACTGTTTGGCCATCAACAGTGTTTTTAAGAATGACAATTTGATTTGGAAATATATTGTGTGTCTTTAGTTCATTAATATCGAGATAATTTTCGATATAAAACTGATCAATTAATGTTTCGTCCAATTGGATCGTTTGAACACCTTGATAAAATTTACTTTGATCAGATTCAATTCTGATTTTGAGATAATCCTCACATTTTATTCCCAAACTGTCACATTTTAAACGTACATTTATATCACGAGACACTAAAATAGCACCAGGTTGTTTAAACGTTAACATGTACGCAATAATCTGATTATCTACCTTTCCATTTTGTAATTCCTTTGGCAATTTAATTGACGGATCATCATCAAACGAAACAACATATAATGTTCCCCCGTTGTGTAATTTGATCCCAGTAATCAAACTATTTTTAGAATCACGCATATCATCAAGCGTTCTACTTATGCAGCGGGCATTTTTTCCCACTTCGTCTTGACGACTTTTATGTCTATCAAGTTCTTCTAACACTACCATTGGAATTACTAGATTATGTTCTTCAAAAGAATATATTGCATTTGGATCTGATAAAAGAACATTAGTGTCAAGAACATACGTTTTCACAAGAGAAGTTTCATTATTTTGATTTATCATATTTACTCATTTAAGTAGCACACCACAATTTAACTGTAATCAACATTACAACATTCTAAAGTAATAATTTCAAATTCTTGTACATAAATGAACTTCATCATAAAATTCATTATGAACGATAAAAAACGCCGACTTAATATCATTAACAATATGACATGTTTTTATGTTACTGAATTGTATCAAGTTAACTGTCAACGAAAAAGTTGTCATAATTGGATTAATCTTGACTCAACGTGTAATTGCGCCATAATTGCTGCAAAACAAGGATCACATACTTTTCAAGACATAGGCGACATGTATGGATTATCAAGAATGAGAATTTGTCAAATTGAAAAAAACATACTCGAAAAAATTAAGAATTCGTATTAGATTTTACGTTTTTTACGAACTTCTTTTTCTTTTCTTGTGATTGTTCAATTTTTTCCTCAGTTTTCTTTAAAGACGATGATTCAACTGTCGGCGAAACAACTGTTTCTGGCAGAAACGTCAATGCATTTCTAATATCACTTATTGGTTGTTCTTGTACCAAATCCAAAAGTTCAACTGATTCTTGTTTCACATCAATTAAATTATCAATAATATCACTTATTGGCTGTTCAGGTTCTGGTTGTAATACAACCGGTTCAACGACTGTTTTTGTTTGAGGCGCTAATGATGATTTTTCAAATTTTTCTCCTTTAATAGGTTTAGATAATCGACCATTACGTTCGGTGCTATGATGACTGCGATTGGGATCTAATTTTAGATCGTGAATATCTGTAAGAATTGGTCTTCGTGATGGCATAATTTCTCTTCCTTAAAACAAATGGGAGACATAAAGCCTCCCATTTAATCAAACTTAATTAGGTGGTTTACTTCTTTTCTGACTTGAGCAATTTATCTCGTTCCACTGTCTCCTTAACGAGGGTATAAGCGCGTGCTCTTAAATCACGTAAACCTTTACGGGCTCTTACTCCTGCAGCAGCTGTCCCGCGAGCATTTTTCAAAACATCAAATTCAAGTGCTTCAACAAGTGTTTTAAGCTCTGTCCATTGTTCAACTAAATCTTTTTCTGATAACATATTTTTCAATACCTCCAATGTGGATTCTATACTCTTATTGACGCTAGTAAAATTAAAATTTGCACAAATTACACAACGAATGAATTTTTAAATTCATCAGAAAATAATTTATTATTTATTCTGTAAAAGTAATCCCAATCTTCATCTAGGATATACGACACTGCATAGTCTGTTTCATTTCTAACACTTCGCCCCAGTGCTTGAATTACTGACTTTGCTGTTTGGAACGGATACCAACGTGAATCATTTAACTTTCTCTTTTTAATAACTTTATCTCCCAGATACGGAAATGGGACTTTACACAAAATCTGGAATCTGCTGGAATCATCTGAAAGATTTATTCCTTCAGTCATCGATGGCGACAATAACACTGTTGGTTGAGGATTGGATATATGAAAATTTAAAACCTTTTCCCTATCATCTGAATTATGAATCAACAATCGATTTGACTTAATATTCTCTTTAAGGTAATTTGCAATTTTAAATGTATTGCAGTGTATAATTCCTTTATCACTTGCGTGTTGTTCAAGCAACATCGAAATAATTTCAGTTAATTTAGGTAACGTAACATCGATGTTTTTTATAGACATTTTCCCTACAGGCATGTAGTGTATTTTGTGACTCTCCGTGGGAAACGGTGAAGGTATAGATATGAATGTTGTATCATTTTCATTAATACCAATTGACTTACAAAATACACTTTTATCAACTATTGTTGCTGACATCAACAAAATGCGATCTCCGAATC